GAATAAAAATATATTTTTATTCTTTTTAAAGCACTTTTTAGGTTATTAATAAGCATAAAACCTAATAAATTAAAAAAAAATGTAAATTTAAATCAAATATATATACTTTTTTGTAATTTTAAATCATTATTAAGATAAATATACTTTTTTGAATTTTAAATCATTATTAAGATATTTATACTTTTTTGTAATTTTAAATCAAGATATATATACTTTTTAATTTTTATTAAGATATTATATATAAGCCATACCTTTTTGTGGCTTTACTACAGCAGGCTTAACTGTTTGTGGTTTTACTTTTTTTACTACTTTAACAGCATTTTTTTTAGCTAAAGCCTTTTTCACATTTTTCTCAATTTGTTTTAAACCCAGATTTGGATCACTTGTTGAATTACCCTGTCTAATACGGGTTCGCAATACAGGCTTTTTCGGTGGGCCAGGTCCTTTTTTGATTATTTTCTCTACGACTACACCCTGAGCTTTTGGTTTGAATAAATTTTTTACTTTTTGTACTCCTTTACCAATAGCAGTCCCAGCAGCAGATGTTGTATTTCTTATTGTCTGTCCGGCAGATGAAACAGCACCACCCGTAGCAGATGCGCCTCTACTTATAGCACCACCAGCAGAAGATGCAGTTCTACTTAAAAGACCAGCACCAGATTTGAGCCCCTTACCAATAGATACACCAGATGATTTTATACCCTTTACTATTGCTGGACCACTACTTTTTATTCCCTTAATAATTTTACCGGCATTTCGCCCGATAATTTTTGCGCCTTGAGTTAATATAGACATTTATATAATATATAATATATTTTAATTTTAATCAAGAATTTTTTATTTTTTGATTTAAAATTATTTTTTACATATTTTTAAATTTTTGTTTAGCTATTTTTAATCTATCTGCTTTCTTTACTACTTGTCTTGTAAAGCCTGTTTTAGGTATATCACTTATAGAAGGTAATCCAGTTTTTAATGTTTCATCAAATTTTCCTGTTATTTTTGTAATTTTTTTAATATTCTTTGCTCCTCCCTTTTTCAGTACTTTTTCAACTACGACTCCAGCGGGTTTTGGTGTTGCCTTGAATAAATTTTTTACATTTTCTATTATTTGACCTGAACCCTTGACACCTCTATTAATTAATTCACCTGAGCCTTTAACGCCTTTTTTAATTAAAGTTCCTGATGATTTTATCCCTCTGACTATTTTTCCAGCATTGCGTGCGAGCGCTTTAGCTCCTTGTGAAAATATACTCATTATATATTAACTATATATTTTTTTTTAAAAATAATTTATTTAACAGTGAACATTTTTCCATCTGCCGTGAAATGATAGGATATATCTACAGAGCAGATTATATCTAAACGATAAGCACCAGATAAAGATGCAGATAGGACAGGACGATAGGATAATTGTGTAGCATTAGACAGGTTCATACCAGAATAAACACTTGAAGTAGCCGAATTAAAATCTTCTAAAACAAGAGCCGATACATATTTACTTGCTGTCCCTTGAGTTTCAGAATATAATAATGAATTAGTAGAGCCTACAGTGATTAAATTTTGAGAATTCATGTTGTTAATTTGTCCAAAAGCATCCAGAATCTGCGAGTAGCCCTGAGAAAGATTTGCATTAGAGATGTTGATTGGCTGTGTAGGATGCTGACGGCCATTAAGTTCAAACGAATATTGTGTGAGACTTGCCGAGCTACGAGTAGCCAGAGAATATTTGTCTTTATCTGTGACATCTGCTTCTAAGCGATGGCATACTAATAGGTATTTAGCAGATCTTGGGTTCATACTAAAATTAACATTTTGAGTTCCAGATACACCAGAATTCAGGCTATTTTGTGTATGAATAAACGATTCGGTTACATAATTAATACCAGCCGAGCCAGATTGAATCATAGAGCTCATGAATGCTTGATTAAAGGAATCATTGAATCTTATTTGCTTTGCTCTGATTTCAATGTCGCTTACTTTATATCCTACTAATGAATTAGCAGTAGTATTTACTTTTAAGCATGTAGCAGGATCTTCTAGTTCAATTACTATGGCACAAGGCACTCCCTTAAGGAACCCAAGAGGCGATAAAAATTGTCCCGATGTAAAACCAGTCATCAGCCCATCACACATTACTTTAGATGATCCATCGGCTAGGGCAGTAGTAGCAGAACCAGCAATTTCAAGAGCATTAGCCGGGTTGCCATCCGTACTTCCACCCGCAAGAATTGAATCAACACTTGTTTTACGACCAACACTCATCGTATAGTCATCTACAATATTTACACAGAGGTTATAGTTATTAATATATTCAATCTGCTCACTATCTTGATTTAAAATGGATACAGATTTGATTAAATTACTTAATTGAGTTCGGACTGCCGATTCAGATGTAGAAGCACTATCAGTTTGGCATGATCTATTAGTAAATCTCAGTGATAAAACAGTATCACTAAAATCAATAAAACTCATTGGAGCTACGGGTAAATTGATTCTAACAAATTTATTGGAGCTAGGGTCATAGGATGCTAATTCCGAGCGGAAAATCACTAGCTCACTATCGGCACTTACGGCTTCCTGTGAACTATCACTATATTTAACATTTGCTGGGTTCATGTTGTTATACTATTACTATAGAAAATAAATTTAAATTAAATTTAATTAAAATTTTAATTAATATATTTTTGATTAGGATAATATATTATTATTATTATTATCTTCTTCTTTTTCTAAAACTTGGCGATCCAAAACAAGTCCATTACTACTAAGCTCTATATGTGTGCATCTACTACGCCTTATCTCACTGATTAACTGAAACACAAGCGATGAGATTAATAATATTGTATTAACATCCATTATATATATATATTATATTAAAAAAAAAAATATATGTGATTTAAAATCACAATTTTTATTTAATCACAATCTATTATTAATACATATTTTAAATTTTTGATGTCTTTTTAAATTTTGTTTAGATACTTCAGCATTACATAAATCACATTTTACTTTTTCTTTTAGTTTTTTTTTATAGTATTCTTTTGCTTTTTTACTTATTTCTTCTTTATTTTTTTGATATCTTTCTTTATCTTTTTCTTTTCTTTTTTCTTTATTTTTATTATAATATTCTTTTTTATATTCTTTATTATATTCTTTATAATATTCTTTGGAGTTATAAGCCCTACATTTATTTAATAATTCTGAATATTGTTCTATATATTCTTGTTCTTTTCTTACTAATTGTTCCTTACAACTACAAGGGCAATCCTCTATTAAGATTATCTTATTACCACCTCCCCGATGTTTATGTGTTGAAAAACGCCTACATAATGTATTAACTGTAGAGCCGATATAAATTATTTCATTATTTTTATTTATAATTTTATAAATTTTTCCGTTTTCATAATTTACCATTTATTACTTTTTATTACCTTTTTATTTCTAAGTATTTTATATATATAACAATATTTATTCAAAAATAAGTTGATTAAAATTTTTAAAAATCCGTTTCTTAATTGGGAGATTTAAATTTATATATAAAAAATTATATGGAATATCAAAAATATAATCAAGAATCTTTTGTGAAGGTGATTTATCTAATGGCATATATTCTTCTTGTATTACAGCCTTCTCAGCTTTTGTTGAATTAAAAAAATAAATAGCATTAGCTTGTGATCTAATCACTAAAGGTATACTTCGTACTTTCTGAGATACTAAAAATGTCGCTATAGATGAGTTATTTCCCAAAATATGCCGTCCGTTCATGATTAATTTCCTAAAAACTTTCATAGATTGTTTTTGAGTACTTAAATAATTTACACAATCATCCATTAGAACAGCTACATGGTGAGCTTCTTCATCTGAGCCTTTATTACTTTCATTTTCTATTATCTCTTCTAATATATTAGATATATTATCATCGTCATCTAAAACTATTACCTTTTCAGGATCAATATTTAAATCTATTGTGTCGCTTGGTGTAATATAATATATACTATGAAATACATTATTGTAAAGATTGTTTTGTTTAGTCCCATTAAGTAAATTATATATGAGTGATGTTTTACCCGAGCCACTTAATCCTATTATTAATTGCAATCCTACATAGTTTAAAAACTCAGATAAATTATCTGGGCGTGATGAGGTTGATAGTTTAGGTGATTTAATTACAATATTATTTTGTATCTCTTTTATTTTCATTATTATATAATATTACTTTATTTTATTTTATTTAAATTATCTTTAATTTTTTGGAATTTTTCTAAATTATCTTGTAAATTTTTTTTCACACTATTAGAATTAAAATTATCTTCTTGTATAACAATATCTGATTTAATAAACTCACATTGTAATATAATTGTATAAGGTATGTTATTCATATTAATTATATTTTGTTTAGAATCTTGTAAAATTAGTTCTATATTAGTAATAACATTAACGTTTAATAAATGTTTAAAAGGCTTTGGATCTTCAAAATATATAATTGAAAATGGTGATTTATCTACAGGTATTATTAATAACTCATTACTTTCTGAGTCTACTGAGCGTATATTAGTTCCGACTAAGTTTGATTTAATATGAATAGAATCAAGACCATCTGCTAAATCTACTTGATTATTAGAAGTTATTGTATTATTTAATAAAATTTCTAAATCATTATTTCCAAAACCTAAAACATTATTAATAGATTGTGAAATATTATTTCCAGATGAAAATAAAATCACAGATTTATTACATAAGTCTCC